ATAACCTCTTTCAAAATATACTCTAATCATTCTCTGTCTCCTCTATTCCTAGTAGTTTACTCCAACTGCATTGTATATGATGTCTATTAGTAATTCTTCGTAAGCACCCTCTAACGTAGGATTTTCGTCAGGATATTGGCTTACATTGTACTCATGTATTTCCTTTACCCTGTCTACAAAGTCTGATAAAGAACCTATCCCTTTTTCTTTTAGATTAATGTTTTCCCAAATTTTCATCTCATTAATTTCATATCCCTCATTATTAATCATTTTCATATCCCTCATCTTCTAAATCTGCTTCAAGGTTCATAAAGCTAGAATCAATCTTGGTAAGTTTATCCCAATCTCTCTCTAGTATTTCTTCTGCTTCCTCTCGGCTATCAGCTTCTATTTCTGTGTTCCATGTTCCGAAAAATGTTACTTGGTATCTCATAATGTTCTCCCATCTTCATCAGTCATTTCAATAACATCAGCATACAAATCTTCTTCAGTACCCTCGCTATGTTTAGCTTTTACAACTAGGTCATATGTATTGTTTAGGTCATATCCAAATACCTCAACAGTTAGATATCTTCGTTGTGGTCTTACTCTTAGTTCTTCTGCTAACTTGGAAGTAAAAGTATGTAATATTATTTCCTCAACTATCCATTCTTTATCTTCTGATATTCGTTCTTCCAAATCAGTCTCAGACAATTTACCCTCATGCCAATCCACCAACTCATCATGTTCTATTGCATCATCTAACAATGCTCTTAGTTGGTCTTGGTCTAGCTTGAATAGTTCTCTAGCTACTGCTCTTTCCATAGAGTCATCATATAGCTTTATGATTTCCTCATAGTCTTTGTTCTCACTAGGTTCTAGTGGCAATGGCGCTTCTGTTGGTTCGCCCACGTTTACAAGTTTGATTTCTCTTTTATCCATTTCTTTCTCCTAATCTCTGAACAGGTGGTTTTCTAAACCCTCTATTCTTTTTTCTAATTCAATTCTTTCGCCCACCATCTTACCTATTATGTTATCTATCGTTTTCAATCTTTTATTAAAGTTCTCAAAATTATTATAAGATAGATTACTATTGTGCATTAGTGTAGCTATGTCCTCTGCTAAATGTTGTAATACCTCTTTAGTTTCAACTCCCAACTCTTTAAAAGACTTAGGATTGAATTGCGCTTCATACTCTTGTGCCATTTAATTTCCTTTCAAAATTTTGTATATCTATATTTTATATGAGTCCATAAAATAAATCAAAAAAGTTTTAACGTAGGAATGGAGGCAAGTTCTCATCATCTTCGATATCTTCTAAATTTAGTTGCCCTGTTTCTTCCATACCTCTTATCTGCTCTTCCAATTTACTCATAGGTTTATTATTCCAAAACTGTGTCATGCTCCCCAGTATCTGAACAAGTTGCGCAAAGCCTCTGTGCCTCCTATCATGTGAGAGAACTTCAAAGAGCAAGGATAACTGAAGTCCTCTTATCTTCATTTTCTCTTCCAGTTCTTTCATTCGGTCGAATCTCTGCTTGTTTACTTTTTGTAATTTAGCAGTTTCTTCTTTCAGCACTTTTATCAGTTTTTCTAGTTCCATTTTTGTTGGCATTTTGGTCTCCCTTAAAAAGCATGAAGTAGGGAATTACCCCTACTCCACACATTGATTGTTATACTAATTCTAGCGCCTTGTTAAATGCTCTAGCTTTTGATTCTGCTCTGCTTCCGAATAGTGCAGTAGCACTTGCGTCATGCCCTCTCCTGTAATCTTCAGTCTCTACTATAGCATTGTAGACTCCCCAAGATGTGTTAGCCAATTTAGGAAACTCCTCATTGAATATGTTGAAGCGCTCCATAGCATTGTCTCTTATTCTTTGTATTCTACCCTGTCTCTTCTCCCACTCCTCTTGATGTTCTTTCTTATCATTTAGTATACGTTTCCATACATTTGATGGTACATCATCTGCAGTTACTCCATTAGAAAGTTTCAATTTGGTAGGTAAAGAAGCAGATGGATAAGCATAATTTATAATACTTTCAATCTCTTCATCTATTAGCTTGTTCCTACTCATACTATTCATTGCTTCAACCACACTATCTTGTGTTCTAGCCATCTGATTGAAGATGTCTAAGTAGAATGATGTGTCAGCATGAATTTGTTTGTTGTGTTTTATACTCACAGAAACCTTTGATTGCTTCAACCCAGTAACTAATGCGTTCATACAAGTTAGTCTAACTGGTGTAAAAGCCATGCTAAGTGAACCATTCCCATCTCTATGGTCGGCAATTAGCCAGTAAAGATTATGCTCTTCTCCTGCTATCTGAGTCTCTCCTGCATCTAGGGTTAGGTAAATCTTCTGTCCATCTCCTACCCAACCTGTAGCTTCAACAGGATATTGTTCTGCTATGGGGTCAAGCATTGCGCCTAACTCCTCAGCTTGTAGTGTAGTCCAATCTTTCCCTACAGTCGCCAAAATCTTTGGGTTCTTGTCTTGGGGTATAGGGTCTCGCACTACTGCGTATGACTTTGTAGGTAACTCAGTACCATCTTCTAATCTTACAAACTGTGGGTGCTTGGTTATCCCAAACATCATACCAGCATCTCTCATACTATCACTTGCTGAATGACCTAGCGACTTATCAAAGTCTCGGCTTAGTTTGTGCATTGCGCTCACTCTCTGAGCATTTAATCTATCTCCAAATAAATCTGTCGTGTTTGTTGTCAATTTTTTCTCCTTTTACTATTTTATATGGATTACTATAATTTTATATGAACCCTTTTATTTTGTCAAATTATTTATTTTTATATCTAACTCTTCAGCTAGAGATTCTACATTACCATTCATAAAGTGTTTAGTTATCTCGTCTCTATGTGTTTCAATAAACTCTATAGGTATTTGTTTCCCCAAATCTTTCTCCAGTAAATAAAACAATTTACTAGAGTGTAAAAACCAAATCTTTTTAGCCAACTTATTTTCTAGTGTACCTTGCGCATACACATCATTAATCCAATCCATTGCTATTCTCTTTCTACCCAAATGGTTTCCATGTTTGGTATGTTAGTTGCCATTGCACCTGCTTCATTGCCCTCATCATCTGCCATTGGTACTAGAGAAATACCATTCTCTAATGTAATTTGTATTGGTTGGTTATACCAATAGTCTGCAATGTCATCAGTCTCTTCCTTAGTAAGCCACCTAACATCTGTTATCTTTTGACCTACCATGTGTTTGTTTAATATGTCTATGTGTTCTTTACTTGCCATTATCTGTCTCCTCTTCCCATTCATCTAGTTTCTTTAGCAGTGTTTCTGCTAGTTCTGTGCGCCCTACGTAAATGTCCTCAGTACCATCTGCCATCTCTTCTTCGCCATTTACTACAGGTTCATTATGTTCTATCTCTTCATTCAACCAATCTCTAAGTCTTTGATTGCCACCCTTGTTGAAATAGTTTATTGTGTTATCTTCTTTACTCATCTTTATCTCCTATTCTGTTTCATCTATTCCTAATACTTCAACACTATAATCATACTCAGCACCATCTTCTAATATGAATGGGTTATCAGGTTCAACATCTTCTCTGCTTGTACCATCTAAATAAAACCCCATAGACTTTGTAGTGTTTGGTATACTAAGTTCTACATAAAATGTTCTCTTACTCATCTCTTACTCCTTTTCTATTGACAGTTTTTGTTCTTGTAATCTTTTTATCTCCTCATCTATCTCAGCTATCGCTTCATCTTTGGACATAAAAAGTCTTCTAAGCCATTTGTCACACTCTTCAATATCGTGATTGCTGTAGTATGGCTCTCCATAATCTGAATCGCCTGTAATGTTAAAGGTTTCTACCCACTCAAAGTCATTATCAGGAGACTCCTTTAGATTTTTTTGAAAGCACTCCTCATCAAGACAAGCTAACTCACCACCCTCTCCAACATAAATCATTTCTCCACCACCCTCGCAATTATAAGGGAATCGGTCTCCCTCATCTACAAGTCTTGGGTCTATCCAATATGAACCATCATCATTTCTTTTAGTTTCTAAATATTCTTTTAATGTCATTTCTATCTCCTATAACTTATCTGACCAATTAGCTTTTATTACTATTACATCTTCTGTAAAATACGAATCGATTATAAATGAATCACTATTCTTAAGTTCTTCAAGTTCATCATCATCAATATCATCAGGTGCATTGTCAGTATCAATCATTACAGGACTCACGTCTCCGACAAGGTAGTGGTTTGTAGTCCACTCGTCATAATCCTCTTCAACAACAACTCTAGGATTACCATTAGTGTCTGCATATGCCTGTAATTTTTTTATCAATTCTTGTAATCTCATCTCTATCTCCTATAACTTTCTATATCCCAATACCATTGTAAATTGTTCTTTACAGGTTCGTTGTTTTTTATACACTCTAAGTTTTCTTCAAAATGTTTTATAAGTCTCTCTAGTATCTCCTGAGAATTAAAACATTTCAATTCAAGAAAAAGGTCATGATGTCGCATATAATCATATTGAACATACTCTGAGTCTATGGATAGGGAACAGTTATCTTCGTTGCACCCTAGTAAACCATCTCCTATGTAGACCATATCTACTCCACACCCATCACACATCCAATTCTCAAAGGTCTCATATTCTACTTTGTTATGTTCTTTAATCATCTCTTACTCCTATTCAAAAATACCACTTCTTCTAAATCCACACCATCAATCTGAACAGTAGGAACTGAATCACTAGCTACAGCATCAAAATAATCGAAGTCTAGGTATGCGTGACCTACTCCTGTAATAAGGTTGTCATCGCCTTCATAAGCAACTCTTGAATTGCCATCTTTAGTTTTTAGTATTTCTATTAATTCTTTTACTCTCATCTCTTACTCCTCTACTTTTAGTACATCTTTAATTTATGTTTCTCAACCATCGCATCTATAAAATCATAAGCATCTTGAATTGATGGATTGAAGTGTTTTGACCTATACTCACTTGGGCAATCTTCATCTGCCTGTACACATACAGCACTCATTTTTTGTAATGCTGTTACGAAATCTTGTACTATAATTTGACTCATTTCTTACTCCTCTATTGGTACGTGTATTGTTATTGGTTTATCCCCATCAAATTCATATGTCCAATCTTCTCCGAAGTATTGGGTTAGTACACCCTCTAAGTCCTCTAAGAAATTAGACATCATTTCTTCTGTGTTTGTGTTCATGTAAATCCTTTCTGAATTTTTATTGATTTATATAAATATTATATGAGCCAACAAAATATGTCAAAAAAGTTTTACTGGGGAGGCGCTTTGAATGTGTTTAGTAGGTAGAATTACCTAGTGGGTTTTTTGTGGGGTTCTTTAGAGGCGCTGGGCATCTCCAACGACTTCCTTACCTTGATAGTCTCTTCCAAGACTTCGTTAGAAATTTTTAGTATCTTCCAATTTATAGCAGTCAGTATAAATGAAATAAGTAATATGCTAATAGAGAAAAGAATTGTTAGGTTATCAGCAACTTCATTTAAAAATTCTATTAACATTTTAGTAAGGATATTTTTCTTTATCTTCCTTTGAACTCTCTGATTCTTCAGTTAGTTCTTCCAACTCTTTAGTGGCTTCCTTGTTCTCTTCATTGATAGTCTTGCTTCCCTCTTCTTCCTCTGCTTCCTCTTCCTTAGCAAGATGTTCTTCCTCTTGCTTACACCATTGAGTAGCTATGTTTGAAAGTTCATTTAGCAAAACCTTATCCCATTTTTTGTCGGAGTGGGTTACAGTTACGTCAGCTACATAACCGATATTGTCTTTTAGTTCCATGATGTTAGGCATTCTTCCTTGCCAAAAACCATTCCCATTCATTAAGACCTGAAGTTGTTTACTTCGTTTGTAGATTTTATCTACGTTATCATCAGTTACTTTTACTATTCCAACATAATGTAATAGTAATCTAATCGCTTCTTCTATCGTTGTTGGTTCTTGTATCTGCATCTTTCGGTTCCTCTAATCTTTCTATCTTTGGTCTATTCTCTAAGTTTACTGAGATGTCTGATAATAGGTTATCAAATATTTCTCGTTCTTTCAATTCGTTTTCTAAAAGTAGCTTGTAAATTTTCCTGATTAAATTATATCCTACAGGCTCGTTCCCATGAGTAACATACGATTGACAGCATTCCCTAAGCAAATATAACTCTGAAACAGTTACAACTAAGTCTGCCATCTTACTGTTATTGTTTGGGTCGGTCGCTAATAATACAGCTAAACCAAGACGCGTTATCATTTCGAGGGGTACTGGTACAGAAGCTGACGCTTGTATTCCTCGCGCAGGAATTTGTAAGGTCTTCCTCTCAGGTTCGTGTTCTAACAAAAGCGTAACACTATCACTTAGAAACAACGCTTCGTATTGAGTTAGTGGTAAAGTCTTCAGAGATTCAAGTTCCTTTAGGAAATTAATCTCCTCTTGCGACTGCTCACGAGATTCAAATTCGCTCATATGTTTTTTCTCCTACAGGAATTAAACAACGTCTACACAAGTAGATAGTTCGTTTGCTTCCCTGCTTAGAAGCCCACGCCTCCATCAAAGGAGGGTTTGTATCGTGGCCTCTGATTTTACAAACCATTCTATTTATTATACTCATTCTAAGTTTTTATTTAGTCTTGTTTCGATTTCTTGAAGGCGTATTGAGAGTACGTCTTGCTTATCCATTATCTGCTTCTGAGACTCCGCAATATCCTCATAGGACTTGCGGAACTCATCAGCCATCTGCATTAAGTATTGTTGTATGTTTGACATTTATGGTGCTCCACAGAACATTGTTAGTAATCCCTCTAGTAGAACTATGCCTACTAAAAATCTTAACGGGTGTAAAACTATCACGGATTCACTCCTTTATTAAATTTTTGTATACATATAGTTTACTAAATAAATTGTATAGAGTCAAAAAAGTTTTAAAAATATATATGATTTACTTTATAGCGCCTGAAGGCTTTTATGAGTTCTTGATGCGCTTTGCTTCCAATGAACTCTTTTACTACTTCCAAGTACTTCCCAGCAAAATGCTTCCCATGATGGTCTGCGTTGCTTCCATTGTAATTTATTACGTGAGACATCTCATGAACTATATAAGGTAATGTCTTGGTTATGGGAAAGGGGAGAGAGATTGTATCTGCTGTAGCATACGCTAGTGTGTGTCCATCTTCTATAAGGGTGGGAGGAACTATTTCGGCCCACTGGGAAATCTTATGAATCATATCTTCTACTTGTTCTCGAGTTAGAATTTCAACATTCCCCAAAAACATACATGAATCCTCGGCATCATACAGGCGCTTCCTTTGATAATCTCTTACGTGTGTGTTTGGGATATCTCCCATCCAGCTCTTTTGCATTATTTCTTCCTATACTTCGCAGTCTTCCTTGCTATCTTTTTTGGTTGTGCAGATACTTGCTTCCCTTGTTTGGTAGCTTTTCTCTTAGCTCTTGTGGTAGCTCCATACTCTTGTGGAGATAAAGCTTGTCTAGCTTTCTTAGGTAGATATCTCTCTCCAGTCTTTCCACTTGGCTTTCCAGACTTAGTTCCCCAATCTTGTTTAGTCCACCTAGACAAAGAACTCTTCCCGGTCTTTTTACCTTTGTACTTCCCACCAGATTTTTTATATCTCTGGACAGCCAGTTGGGCTTTACGTGCAGACCATTGTCCCGGCTTCCCACCCTTGCTTCCAGCTTTGACAGATGATTTTATTCTAGACCACTTCTTGGGGTCACGTCTTTTAGTAGAAGTCTGTTTAATTATATTAATAAATATATTTTTTGCGTATTCTAAATTATCCATTAATCTGTCCCCAACCATTTTTTTATTCGAGGCATCCTAGCTAACCACGCTAGTAATGCGCCAAAACTTATCGTTCCAATCAATAATATAAAGAAGTTTATTTCAGTGTACCTACCTAAACCTACTAATAGTGCATCCTCTATGAAATGCAACACACTTACTATAATTGTAATTGAACCAAATTTCTTCACTAAATACCCCTGTATTCCTTTGTAATATTTATTATTTTTGACTATAATAGTTATGGGGTGCGAGGGCTATTTATAGTTGTCGTACCCACCATAAGTTCTAGAATCACCATAACCATGTATTCCAATAGTCTTTAGTACTTCGTTGAACCCATTGTGGTCACCCATAATAGTCCTCATCTCATTATCTATGAGGGCATCCTTCTTCTCTAGCTCGGCCATCTGTGCATCTAGTTTCTCAGCTAGTTCCACAACCCTTCGAGTTGCTTCCATGTGTTGCGCTTGTAGCTCTGCAATGTTGTTAACATTTTCTTCTACAGTACTGTCCAACTGAGCCATATACCAAATGAGTCCGAATGCTTGCGCTATAACTATTCCTATAATTCCTATAGGTAACTTTATCTTATTTAGTTCCATTGTTGCCTACTTTTTTACTCTATCCCAAACGATTCTTGCTAGTCCTATAACACCAACTACGATTGATGTCCAAGATAGTATTTGAATTGTCATTATATCTTCCCCTAATCCATGACGAGATAAGTCTGCCATGATACCTCCAAACAATATTAAAGGTATAGGGAACCATTGTTTTATTATACTCATTATTTTTTATTCTCCGTTTTCATTCCAAACACAGAACCTGTAAGTAAAGCGCCAAAGCCAATATGAAATATACCTCCGTTAGTTAGAGTAAAGGGTTCGTGTCGATTGACACCTTGTGACGCTATCTTTAGGTACTCTAGTCGTACCATTGTATCGTCTAGCTCTGAAAGCCGCTCTAAGTAGTCGGCTGGGTTTGGTCTAGTTAATCCTATGTATGATGGAACTATCACAAAATCAAAGAGGCAGATAACCACATATGTAATAAGGGCTGTCCACCTCCAATAATTTGTCATAATTCTTTTTAGTTTTATTCTGGAATTGTTATGCTTTCTATAGCTTTGATAGATGCTTTAGAAAATTCCTTTATTTCTTTTGTTATGGCTCGTTTCTCTGAATTAGTTACCTTGCCATCTTTTAGGGCAATGCTAATTGCTTGGATAATATCCATGCCTTCATCTACAATAATCTTACCATCACCGGCAAGACCTTTATTTAGATTATAGAAAGTCATTCCAAGACTTATTATTTTCATTGGATTCATATTGTCCTCCTTAGACTCCACACCCGCAGTTCCCACCACAGGGGCATCCTTGCATTTCGAGTTGTATTTCGCATCCGTCACACTCGCACTCACAGAAACATTCGAGAGGTTCACAAGAACACTCCCCAGCTTCTATGCAAGAACAAGATTCCATGTCTACCATTTATTCGCTCTCCAGAACTTTCATGCCAAGAGCTATAATACCCCCGACACAACCAGTAGCAATCTCATTGTATTCGTATACAACACCAATAGATGAAAGTATTCCCAACACTACAATCGCTAAAAATATCTGTGGTCTTAGTTTTCCAAACATAAGCTTCTCTCCTATATCCTACGATTCCTTGCATGAAATGTGTCTTTGATATGTTCGGCTTGTTTAAAGCCTTTTAATGCTTCGTTCATCTCAGCATCATCTAACATATCTTCCCACTTGTTTAACCACCCAAATACATTGAATCGTTTCAATTTTATTTTACCTCGCTTATAATTTGTAGTAGCAGTTATTTACTGCCTACTTATTATACACAAAATAAAAATTAATTTTATTAACTAATTGTTACGCTAGTCCAAATGCTACGACTCTAATGTAAACTGCAGATAAGTCAGTAGTGTTAGCTACTTCGTCTAGTGCAGCACCATCAGCTCCAGCTTCGTACACCTCAACTTTTTCATTACTGTAGTCGTATTGAGCTACATATCCTGAAGTTTCTGTGTCAATCATAACTGCATGTATTGCAGTAAACCCAAGGTCTCCAGCTGTTAATGCTTCTCCACCTGTTGGGTAAGAGTCATCAAACTTTATTCTTTTAATAGTGAACTTACTTGCAGTTCCACCACTAACAGCAGCTCCTTCATGTGCTCCACTAGGTGTTGTTATTGTTAATGCCATATTTAATTTCCTCCTTAAATACTAAGATAGATTTTCTATCTATTTATTATACTAGAATTAAGTTATTTTCTTTTGATAGCCTCAGCTATTTCGTCTCTCTTCTTTTCTCCGGCGCTTCCTTCGTCAAAGTCACGATAACCAAGTTTCTTGGCTTGTGCTGTAGCAACCGCAAATGGATTATCTACAGCCTTTAGGCTAAAAAATCTGCTTTCTTCTCTATACTTCCTTTATAATCCGCTGATTTGTGGAAACATATTTCACATGAACAATTTGATTTATATATGTGTGTTTCATGTTGAGCCATCCAATTAAACAAATTATCCACGGATTTGGAAATTTTTCTTTCTTTCTTAATTGGGGTTTGTTTTGTGAGAGTATTTAATAAACTGTTAAAACCTTCAGCAGTATTTAATTCTGACACAGGTGTTTCAGTAGAATTACCGCCTTCAATCACTCCCCTTTTATTAGTAGGAGTCATTAGTGGTTTTGTTAAAGCTTCTTCTGGGTACCTCATAGCTAAGTTATCCCCTGCCTCATTCACAACCCATGGCGCATAATTATGTCCACTAGGGTCGATTCCATAGCTTACCTGAGTTGCTCTAGCAAATTCAGGGTCTACTTCCTCTGGGAAACCATACCTATCAAGAAGTCTGTGATGTTCAGCTTGTCTTGCTTGGGTATTGTGTAAAGTAGCAAAAGAAGTTCCATCTAAAGTTTCCTTTTTCATGTACTCCATAAAAGACTTCATAAAGTCTATACTTCCATTTTCATTTAACATAATTTTTACCTCTGGCAATTTATCCTCCTCATGTGTGTCTTCTGTGTCTTCCTTAGATATTAAACAACTTCCATCAATACATGTACCCATATGGGCTTCTGACTTTATTATGTCAAATGAAGCTGCTTGATTAACTCCCTTTTCACAAACTGTTACTTCTGCGAGCTCCAGTTCGTCTACCTGCATCACGTCTCGTAATCCTTTTTGAATATTCTGTGTTTTTAAAGCGCTTCCTGCAATACTATAGCTCTTCAGTTTACCGCTATGTATTTGTTCAGAAACCTTTTTAGCAATCTTAGTATCGTTTCTAAGCTCGGTAATAAAAAATAATCCATTCCCTGTAACACCCGACTTAAAGATTTGACCGCTTTTACTTATATAGGCTGGTAGTGCCCAACCAACTTGCACGTCAGAGTGCAGAACCATTGCATTTCTGGTCCTAAAATTAGCCATGTATTTATCAAAAGCCTTGTCTAATGCATTAGTAGTAATCAGATGTCCTTCTCTATCAACTAATTCAATTGATGCGGGGCCCCCAATAACTAACTTATCATCATCGGCTATATCTAATTTACTCAGCGCTTTTGAATATTCTTTGTTATCTGGATAAGCCCTAGATAAAGTAAGCATTTCTGCTGGAGATGATATGCCCGCTTTATATAAACGTTTATACTCATCTAAAGCATCCGAGATTTCATTCCTAGTTACCTTACCATCTATAGCTTTCTCCAAGAAAAGTATGCTCGGGTCTATTGTATCAAGCCCTTCTGCTTTTGTAATAGGCTCATCACAACCACAATCATCAGCAGCAAAGCCATCAGTAGCCCAGTTTGAAGGACTTGGTATTACTCCTGCTATAGTATTAATAGATTCAGTGGTCATATTATTCAGCTACTCCCCAGATTACACCTGTAAGTGTTGGGGTGTTTTGTGCCGCTATCATTGAAATCTTTCCTCTAAAGTCTAGAGGCATTTCAACATTTAGTTCCTGTCCCCCATAAATTGGTATTCCGTTAGCTGAAGTTGCTGTTTGGTCAAATGCTACATAAATAATATCAGCTGCGGTTGCGGATTGATTTTTAAATTGGAAACCTTTAATTTTTGTTAATGAAGGTTTCTTTATAGATGATGAAGCGTTTGCTACACCTGTCCATTCATATAAAGGACCCTCACCACCTGTTTGGTTCCCATCTATATATGTAGAAACTGCAGTAGTGTCCTCTCTAACCTCAAACATAATTTTGTCTGCATAGAAGTCTATATTGTGTTGTGCGGTTGTTAATAAATATAATCTGTATTTAACTGCGTCTGTATTTGCTGGGATAGCATAAGTAGCCGATAGCTTTACAAAACCTGTAGTTAAGTCATGACTACCAGATGTCCCATGTACTGTTGTTCCTGCAGCGTCCCTTAAGGTTAATGTAACTGCTCCTGAAGCTGAAGCTCCACGAACTTCTAATTGAACTGATATATATTGTGTGTTTACACTTCTAGATACTAACTCTGATTCCCAATAGAAGCCTTCACCAGCATCAGAATTATCTGGGTTTATTAGTAAGGAGGCACTTCCTTCGGCAGCTTGTGCGGTACTTCTAGACCTAGCCGAACCAGTTGCTACAAATTCATCAACAGTACTCCCTTCTACGCCCGGATTTAAAACCGAGTTTGTTGCAATTTCACCCCCGTTAGCTACTATGGAATATACATCTTCAGCGGTGGTGCTTGCAGCATTTGAGATTGCTACATATCTATTAGCCGGATGAACAGATTGTCTTGTGGAACTATCTATGTCCCACCCTCTGTAATCCGTATGTCTTTCATTAGCCATTTATAAATTCTCCTATTTATTAAAAGTTACGATAGCTAAAAAGCTACCCATTACGGCAGTTGTATGTACAACCAATATTCCTAGCGCTGCAAGAATACTTTTTGCTCCGTACATTTTGCTACGCCATTGAGAGATATCATCGACTTCGGTTTCTACCTTTTCTAAGTTTTTAGATAGGTTTTCATTGAGGGCGTTCTGACTTGAAATATAAGAATCTAATCGTTCCATATAAACTGCTAAATTCACTTGTGTGTCCTTGTCGGCCACTTATCAGTCCTCACAAAATGTTGTTTATAAAATT